CGTTCGCGATTTCCGCGATCATTTCGTCAAAGTCTCCCTCAACACCGTGTCGCTGCATTTCCTGATACGCGCGTTGCAGCGTTATCGTGATGCCCTCGGCGCTTTCGTAGTAAGTGTCCATCTGCATATCCTTATGTTGCATGCATCCTTATATGGCGTGCGCGGCTTGCGCGCATATAAGCCATTTCGCCCAATGGTCGGGTGTTTATGCCCAGCGTGAAAACCGCGTTGAAACGCGCCGCGCCGTCAACGCCGCGCTGGCGCCCAGGAACGCGCCGCACGCCGCACGCCGCAACGCCGCAACGCCGCAACGCCGCAACGGTTTAGCGTTAAACCATCGCAACGCCGCAACGGTTTAACGTTAAACCGTTACGGCGCGCCTGACGTTAACGTCATCACGTTGACGTTAGCGGCATAGCGTTGACGTTAGCGGCATAGCGTTGACGTAAGAGGCATAGCGTTGACGTAAGAGGCATAGCATTGACGTAAGAGGCATAGCGTTGACGTAAGAGGCAGCCTGGAAGCGTCGCCGCATTTTCAGAGACCCCCCCCTATTAATTATTTGTAGTGGTACTTTTATCTAGCTTCCCGCACACCAAAAGCAGAGTGATGGTGCCCTCTGCGGGCACAGAAATAATAGCTTAAGATACTGAATATGTTATATAAAATGTAATTTTAGGAATTTATATCCACCCGAATATCCACCTTTTGCCCTCACCCCCCCCTATGCCCCCATGCTTTACGCCCCTGCGCCCCCAAAAAATTTTGCAGAATGCTTGCGCATTGAAAACGCACGGTTTTCTCGGTAGTGTGCGGTCGCAACAGCGGAGGACGCCGTTTATGGAGCGCAGCGCTACCAATCCGAACGAAAACCCATTTATTACTTTGGCCAAGCGTTACACAAACGACCCTGTGTTGTTTGCGAGGGAGGCTTTGCAGATTGATCCTGACGAGTGGCAGGTTGAGTTTTTGCGTGCGGTTGTTGACCCGAAGAAGCGTCGGATTAGCGTTAGATCTGGCCATGGCGTTGGCAAGTCGACGGCTGTTGCCATTTGTGCGGTTTGGCATGTTTTGTGGCGGACGCCTGGCAAGGTTGTGATGACGGCTCCGACGTCGGCGCAGTTGTTTGACGCGCTGTTTGCTGAGGTAAAAAGCTTAGTTAAGCGGTTGAAGCCGCCCTTGAATGATTTGTTGGACGTAAAGTCGGATCGCATTGAGTTAAAGGCGTCGCCGTCCAATACGTTTATTTCGTGCAGGACGAGCCGTGCGGAGCAGCCAGAGGCTCTTGCTGGTGTTCATGGCGATCATATCCTGCTTGTTGCTGACGAGGCGTCTGGCGTGCCTGAGGCGGTGTTTGAGAGTGCTGCTGGGTCTATGTCTGGGCATAGTGCTACGACGGTTTTAACGGGCAACCCGACGCGGAATACGGGGTTGTTTTACGACACGCATCATCGTTTGCGGAGTGAGTGGTTTACGATGCACGTCAGTTGCATTGATAGCCCGCGCGTATCGGCTGATTTTGTGCGTGAGATGGAGTTGCGTTATGGCGAGGGGTCGCCTGCGTACCATGTGCGTGTTTTGGGCAATTTCCCTCCGACTGAGAATGACACGGTTATTTCGACTGATTTGGTTGACGGTGCCATGTCGCGTGATTTGCAGATTGACGAGTTGTCGCCTGCCATTTGGGGTTTGGACGTTGCTCGGCATGGTAATGACAGCAGCGTTCTTGTTAAGCGCCAGGGGCCAAAGGTTACGTCTATTAGGAAGTGGCGTGGGTTGGATCTGATGCAGTTGTCTGGTGCTGTTGTTGCGGAGTTTGAGGATACGTTTCCGTCCAAGCGTCCTGTTGAGATTATTGTTGATTCTATTGGCTTGGGCGCGGGTGTTTTAGATCGGCTGCGTGAGTTGGATTTGCCTGCGCGTGGTTTGAATGTGTCTGAGTCACCGAGTGTAAAGGGCACGTATTTTAATATGCGGTCTGAGTTGTGGTTTAAGGTTAGGGATTGGCTGGAGGGGCGTGATGTTGATTTGCCACGGGATGAGGCTTTGTTTGCTGAATTGATTGGTCCGAGGTATACTTTTACCAGCACTGGCAAGATGAAAGTTGAGAGCAAGGACGAGATGAAGAAGCGTGGCATTTCTTCTCCTGACTCTGCTGATGCTTTGTGTTTGTCTTTGGCGTCTGACCATACGACGCTGCGTTATGGCATGGCTGCGTCTGGCGGCTGGAGAAAGCCGCTGAAGCGGGGGATTAAGGGCATTGTCTGATCAGCAGCTTAAAAAGGCGGGCGTTTCTGGGTATAATAAGCCCAAGAGGACGCCCAGCCATCCTAAGAAGTCTCACGTTGTTGTTGCGCGATTTAAGGATGGTGGCGGAACGAAGACCAAGTTAATTCGATTTGGCGAGCAGGGTGCTAAGACTGCTGGCAAGCCCAAGTCTGGCGAGGGCGAGCGGATGCGGAATAAGCGTGCTAGTTTTAAGGCGCGTCATGGGAAAAACATTGCCAAGGGCAAGTCGTCTGCGGCCTACTGGGCTAATAAGGTTAAATGGTGAACTAATGGCATACGGAAGCAAGGGCAAGAAAGCTATTGGCGGTAAAAAGTGCCCTATGATGGCTGCCAAGATGAAGAAGAACAAAGGCAACATGACCGCTGCGAAAATGGAAAACCGGCGCGGCAATCGCCGAGCGAAGTCTCGCTACAGCTAAGCGTTTTCCGGCATTTCCAGGCATGTTGCGTTTTTAATTTCCAGCAATGGAAAGTTTGCGCGCACCTGAGGTATTCCGTTTTTTTGCAGTTCTTTTATGCAAGAATCGTATGTTGGCTTTACCGGCCCTGTGACTGGAAAGCACTGCATTCCTGCGCACAGGATGATAATCGGGATGAACATATTAACCTCCGTCCGACCATAGTATCACTTTTAGGGTGTTTTTGAAAATTGCGGGCTTTGCCAGCCCCACCACACCACCACCCCCCTAAAGGGGGTGTGGCGTGGTAGTGGTGGGGCTGCTAATCAGTCGCCGTGAAATTTTGCGGATAACGTGCTATCTATTGCTGGTCTGGATTTAGCGCTGGGGGCGATAATGATCGAGGGGTTTTTGCAAACATGGTGGCCACAGCTAACCGCATTCGTGTTTCTCGTTGCTTGGCTTAACAGAGAGTCAACGCGCATAACGGTTCGCGTTGAGCAGCTTGAGAAAAAAGTAGAAAGTTTATTTGTGCTTTGGAACAAGCAAATTGACCGCGAACTGGACAAACGGTCCAAAGACGGCTAGAATTTTTTTGCTATCGCTCCTGTTGCATAGCTCTCTCCCTGTCCGGGGTTTCCTCCCAATGAACCCGGACCAACTCGGCGGCGCGTTTTGTCATGGAAGCGTGCCGCCTTTTTTATTTTGATTTAATTATGTATAGTCTCAAAAACAGTGAGGCGACATGCTCGAAAACATCCGTAATTTTGGCATTGGATTTCTGCAAGATTTTGGCGATCCATCTCGACTTGCGTTTGCTGGTGCTGACATTGGCGAAATGAGTCCTATGCGTGACGCACCTGTAGACGATAAGGATCGCCCGCTAAAAGACCCAGGAGGGCTTTTTGACCAACTCCTGCCCGACCTTACGGAAGAAGAAAAAAAGAATCGAAATCGCGCCATTTCCGCTCTTGATGACGCAGGCGATGCCTTAACGCCAGATTTTTCGAATGCCCCTCAAGTCGCGACAAAAGCCAACCCGTTCAGTCCTCAGCAGTATCAGGCCATGCTGGCTCAAATGGTGCAGCAGCAGCCGGGCATGTTGCAGCGTTTTATGAACGGACTGGCATAAAAGGATGACAGCGTAATGGCCACTTACCAAGAAGAAGAAACCGGCGCTATCGTCAACGCTTCTGATGATTATATGTCAGAAGACAAGTTGCAGGGCATTGTTGGCAGTGAGCTGGACGATGCTGAAGATTACATTGACAACTACATCAGCCCTAGCCGCGCTCTGGCCACAAAATACTACAACGGCGAGCCATACGGCGATGAAGAAGAGGGCAGATCTCAGGTTGTCAGCATGGACGTGCGTGACACTGTACAGGCCGTTATGCCGTCATTGCTGCGTATTTTTACGGGGTCT